GGGGACTTAGGGGGTGGAGCACCACCGCCACCACCACCATCAGAAGGTGGGGGTCCTGGATTAGCTCCTGAATCAACAGAACGAGATAACTTAAATATTTTATTAGAATCTGACGGTTTATTTGAGGAAGATTCCTTTATTGATTTATCTAAAGCAAGAAATTCTTTAGGTATTATGGAACAACAATTAAGCAAACTTCTAAAAGATTGATATTTATTATAAAAACACGATGATGAACTTTGGAATTATTAAATCAAGAATAGAACACACTCTTTTAGAATCTTACAAAAAAGGTACTTTTAAAGAGGATATGAAGAACTTTAAAAAATTAGTTTTAGAGAATAAAAACATCTCTAAATTATATTACCTATACGATGATTTATCATCAAACAAAGGACTTCATTCAGAGATAGTTAATGATTACATTAATGAAAGTGTTACCATTTACGAAAACACTTTAAATAAAGTTACAGGTAACGATATTAATAAAATTCTTGGTTGGGTAGGTTCCCCAAAAATTGATAACAGCTACGAAGTTATTGATAATTTGTTCAGTACAAATATCTTAACAATCGAGAACAGAATCCAAAGTAAAAAAATCATTTCTGAAACATTAAAGAAAAAACCTAACGTAGTTAAGGAGTCAGTAAACATTCCTTTAAGTACTATGGTTAATGTTGCAAACAAAACAATTTCTAATTACATAGATTCATTAAACGAATCTGAAAAAGCTGAACTTACTAAATTATTATCTGAAAGTGATGATAAATTAGAGAGTGAGTTTAATGTTGTTAAAGAAAGTGTTATTGGTAAATTAACAGAAATGAAAAATTCTGAATCTGACAAATCAACTCAATCAAGAATTGAGGAGACTTTAAATAAGGTAATTTCGGAAAAGTACGACAAATTATCGTACTTCAAATTGAAGAATCTTAACGAGAATATTTAATCGTTATTTGATTTAAATTTCTTTTGGACGTATTTTGCCTTCATCAGTTGTTGTCTTTTCTTAACTGATTTCTTAACAAATTCCTTACGGTTGTTCAATTCTGAACTCTGTCTTGTCTTTATCACCTTGCTTTTATATATTTTCAAGGCTTTCTCGATACTTGTCGATTTTTCTACTTTTACAATTAACATACTTAGTTATATTAGGTTTTTGACTCTATAAGTAAATATTCGTATATTTTTAAAAAATAAACATGGAAATTATGAGTATTAATGAAAAAAGGGAAAACCTCTCACATTCATGGGTTTAATTTTGCAAAAGTTACCTATGGAACAGTTGACTCGGTTAATTTAAAGTCAATTTATCTAAACATTCAAACTTGGGTGGAACCTATTAAAGAATGTGATAATTGGACTAGGACAGTTCTCAATATGAGCAGAGCCATAAAACACTCCGTATATGAATCCGTTAACACAGACTTGTTTGATAACAAATTTATAGTTGATTTAGATTTACGTTCAAGTGGTATTAGTGAAGGTAAAAAATCATTTATGAATCTTGAAGTTAACTTTTATTTAATCCCCGATGATGTGGATTTTAAATCAAAAGAAATCAAAGACTCACTAAAAAGTATCACACAAAGGATTGTTGATGAGAATTTTATAGGGAACGACTACTTTAATTTTTATTTAACTAAAAAAGGTAAAACAAAAGAAGATTCACTACAATTAGAGAATGTTTGATATTTATTTAGAAAACATTTGATATGAGTTTAAGAATTTTAAATCCTACTGAGACTGGTAAAGGTATTTTAGTAGAATACGATGCAGGATATATATCGCCAACTGAGGAGCATAACGCAACTCTGATTAGAGAATCTAAAGGTATGTTAGACCACTCAAAGCCGTTTGAATTTTACGCGGTTTTACAGAAGTATAACACACCAAACAGAAACGGAAGAATATACCCTGAACGTATTCTAAAAAGAGAAGCTGAGAACTATAAAAAAATGATTGAGAAAGGAGTTGCTCTTTCAGAGTTAAACCACCCTGAATCATCGTTAATTGACCTTGATAGAGTATCTCACGCGATTACGGAGATATGGTGGGAAGGACCTGTGTTAATGGGTAAATTAAAACTATTAACAAGTCCAGGTTTCCACGAGAGAGGTATAGTATCTACCAAAGGTGATATGGCGGCAAACTACTTAAGACAGGGGGTAACATTGGGTATCTCATCAAGAGGGGTTGGGTCACTTAAAAAAGTTGGTGAACAGAATGAAGTACAAGACGATTTTGAATTAATATGTTTTGACTTAGTATCATCACCATCAACACCAGGGGCATATTTATTCAGTCAACCTGAAGAAAGATTTAATTTTGAAGAAAACCTTGAAGAAGAACAAAAAATGAAAGTACAAAGACAAGTTGGTGAAAATGGTAACAAATCACTTGACTTAATGAAAAAGTTGAACGATTATTTAGGGTATTAAAAAATTTAAATTATGGACGAAAAATATTTCATTGCAAAAGTAACCACTGATTTGGTTGACGAGAACTCGGGCAAAATCAAGAAACTAAGAGAAGAGAAGTTGGTTAGAGGATACAATCCTACTGACGTTGAAGCTAAAGTAACTAAAGTTTACGAAAACTACACTCAGGATTGGAGAATCACCGCAATTGTTGAAAGTAAAATTGATGAGGTGATAGATTAAAATAAATTTTAATTTTCAATAATTTAACTAAAAGGGGTCAATTCGACCCCTTTTTTTATTTTTTGATATTTGGGTAATATTTATATGTAAATAAAAACCCGTTATCAAATCAGTTAAAATTAAAACTTTTTTGATAATGGGAGATATTTATATAACAAAAACAATAAAAAACGCATGGCGAAAGAAAAATCTTTAGTTGAGGAGGCAATCATCCAAATGAAAAATTTGGAAGAAGCTGTTGCCGAGAATGCAAAAGGAATACTTGCTTCTACTATGAAGGAAGAAATCAAAGAACTAGTAAAAGAATCTCTTACTGAACAAGAGGATGAGGTTGAAGTAGATGCTGAAATGGACGAACCTGAAATGATGGAACCTGAAATGGGTGACGACGAAGAAGGTATGGAAATGGATGCTGATAACATCGACGATATGGGTGACGAAGAAGAAGACACCATTGACCTTACAGGTGAAGAAGACGATGACGAAATCTTACGAGTATTTAGTTTGATGGGACCCGAAGATAATATCGTGGTTACCAAAGACGAATCTGGAAACATCAATCTTAAAGATTCTGAAAAAGAATACATGATTGTTGGAGAAGGTGATGACGAGTTTGAGTTTGACATGGACGAGTTAGACGAAGAATGGAACGAGTCTGACGAATTAGACATGATGGAAGATGATAATATTGACGATATCGTATCTAAAGTTTTTGCTGACGATGAAGAAGAGTCTGAAGACGAAGAATTTGAGTTTGAAGATGAATTTGAAATGGAAGAGCAAGGAGAAGATGATATGGGTGTTGAAGATGATGATATCATTTATGAAATCGAATTTGATTCTGAAGAAGGTTCTGACGAAGAACTTGACGAAATGTATGACGACGAACTTGAAGAAGAATACGAAGAAGGTGAAGACGTTATGGAGTCTAAAATGACCGTAAAACCTAAGGGTGTCGGAATGGGTTCACCAAACAAAAAAATATATTCAAACAAACCTAACATGGAGGGTGGCTTTAAAACTGTTAAGAAAAAAGCTGACAAGACTATGGGTACAGGTAAAGCTAAGTTTGAATACAAAGAAGGAGAGAACCTTGACGGTAAAATGAAAAACGTTAAAAAGGTCGAGACAAAAGAAGCATCAAGAACTTTAGGTGCTGGTTCTAACTTTAGAAAGGGTGGTTTACCAAAACCAAGAGCTCACTCTAAAGCAAACACCGCGATTAAAGAAAATGTAGATGCTACAGAATTACACGTTCTTAGAGAAAAAAATGAAGAGTACAGAAAAGCACTTAACGTGTTTAGAAATAAATTAAACGAAGTAGCAGTATTCAATTCTAATTTGGCTTACGCAACTCGTTTGTTTACTGAACATTCAACATCTAAACAAGAGAAAATTAACATCTTGAGAAGATTTGATAGTGTTGAGACTCTTAAAGAATCTAAGAATCTTTACAAGTCAATCAAAGAAGAACTTTCAACTACGACTAATAACAATCAATCTATTAATGAATCAATTGAACGTAAAATTGAAAACGTACAATCTACAGGTTCATCAATTAATTTGATTGAGTCTAAAACTTATGAAAATCCTCAATTCTTAAGAATGAAAGACTTAATGGCTAAATTAAAATAAAAATAAACTAAAAAATAAAAACAAAAAAATACTAAAATGGGAGCATTATTAGAATCAGGTCTTGTTGGTAACATCGGTCTTAAGCACCTTAAAGTTATCAAAGAAGATACTATCAACAAATGGGATAAATTAGGATTCCTAGAAGGTCTTAACGGCCACCTAAAAGAAAACGTAGCTCAGTTATATGAAAACCAAGCTTCTTTCTTAATTAACGAGGCAACTGCTGACGGTTCATCAGGTTCATTCGAAACTGTTGTATTCCCAATCGTTAGACGTGTTTTCTCTAAATTGTTAGCAAACGACATCGTTTCTGTACAAGCTATGAACTTACCTATCGGTAAATTGTTCTACTTTGTACCTAAAATTCAAGGTTACTCAGGCGGTACTGCAACACAAAGTGGTGAGCACTACGCACCTGTAGGTTCTCCAGGTAACTACCCTGGTAATCCTAACGCAGGTTACACTGGAGCAGGAGCTTTCCAAAAAAATCTTTACGATTTATTCTACGAAGGTAACGAACCAGCTTTAGACCCACCAGGATTATTTGACTACTCTAAAGGACGTTGGTCAGCTATTACTGCAAACACAGTAATCCAAGCTTGGCAAGGTAGTTCTTTAGTGAACGCAGAAATCGGTGAAGGTGAAATTATCCCTTCAGGTAACACAAGAAAAGTTATCGTTAAATTATGTGGTTTCGCACAAGCAGGTACTGGTAAAATGATTGGTCCTGATGGTTCAGAAATTGACACTGAGTCTTTCTTATCTGACTTAGTTATTTACACAGGTGCTGGTTTAACAGTTGCGGCTGATTCACCATGTACTGTATCAACAGGGGCTTTATTGTTCAGAGTTGTTACTCAACAATATGGTCAAGGTATCGTAGCACCTAACTACAACACAACTCAAACTACATGGCCTTCAACAGGTAATGGTGGTTCTTACAATGACGTATGTGACGTAGAAGGTTGTATCTACTTAGAAGTTGACTTATCTTGTCCTGTATGTGCTAACTGTGACGCAACATCTTTAGATGGTTACACAGGTACTACTATTGAAGAAGCTGCTTCAGGTACATCATTCGCTGCGGCTTGGAGACGTTACGAAGAGTTAGAATTTGAAGACAAAATTGGTGAAGTTTCTTTCGACCTTGAGTCAGTTACAGTATCTGTAACAGAAAGAAAACTAAGAGCACAATGGTCTCCTGAATTAGCTCAAGACGTAGCTGCATTCCATAACATCGACGCTGAGGCTGAGTTAACAGCATTGTTATCTGAGCAAGTAGCAGCTGAGATTGACCGTGAAATTTTACGTGACTTACGTAAAGGTGCGGCTTGGAACCTACGTTGGGATTACAATGGATGGAGAAGAATCTCTGGAAATATGACTTACACTCAAAAAGACTGGAACCAAACATTGATTACAGCTATCAACCAATTGTCAGCACAAATCCACAAGTCAACACTTCGTGGTGGAGCTAACTGGATTGTTGTATCATCTGAGGTTTCTGCAATTTTTGATGACTTAGAATACTTCCACGTATCTAACGCTTCACCTGAGCAAGACCAATACAACATGGGTATTGAAAGAGTTGGTACATTAGCAGGTCGTTACCAAGTTTACCGTGACCCTTACTTCCCAGCTAACCAAGTGTTAATTGGACACAAAGGAACGTCATTGTTAGACACAGGTTACATCTACGCACCGTATGTACCTCTACAATTAACTCCAACAATGTACAACCCATTCAACTTTACACCTATCAAAGGTATTATGACACGTTACGCTAAGAAAATGGTTAACAACCGTTTCTACGGACGTATCACAGTTGACGGTGTTCGTACATTCGACTTAAGAGAATTGAGATAATCAATCTCCTAAGGGAAATATTAAAAGGGACGAGTAATCGTCCCTTTTTTATTTTAAGGATATTTATGTTATATGGGTAATTTACGTCAATTAATTAAGGAGCATTTATTATTAGAGAAAAGAATTGCTCAGTTAATGTCATCATTTAAAGTACAATACTCATTTGAGGTTGATAGAACAACCCACGCCTACCACAGAAAAACAAGAACAGGAATCTCAGATTATAATGAAAAAGAAATCTCAAATGCCGAGATTAAATATATTGTTGAATTATCTTTACGAGACATTGCTGAAAAAATTGCCCAACATAATATTATTCATGACGAATCATTTGTTGTTAAATCTGTTGATAAAGAAATTGCTATCGCCATAGTCCCAAAACATGTTGAGGATAATTTTTGGAAATTAATTATTGTTACAGTATTTAGAGAGTCTTTAAATAATCCATTTAGAGTTGGTGAAGACCAATTAGTAATTTGGGTTGATTAAATAAAAAAACGGGTGGTTGTATCTGAATCGTTCCTCCCCCGTTCAAATAAGTCAGTTTAGACTTACCCATGTAATTAAATACAATGTATCTGAATCGTTTCCTTTAATTACCACACAAAGGTACGACTTTTTTTTGATTTATGCGATATTTATATAATAAAAAATCAATATCATGAATAAATTATTTTTAATTAATGAGGATGAGAAGAAAAGAATCTTAAGTCTTCATGAATCTGCAACAAAAAAACAATACCTAAAAGAAGAAGATTCTGTTATGGAGCCTGATACAAATCAAGAAATATCTGAAATTGACGCTGGTATGTTAACAACCGCAACTATATTAGGTGGTCCTCTTGGTACTATTATAGCAGCATTTAATGCAGGTCAATCAGGTGACAAAGCTCGTGCAATATTCCAAAAATGTCGTACATCTAAAGGTAAACTTGGTAAAAGAAAAATGAATGATAGTTATTTGGCTAAAATTGCCGATAATATAAATAAAGCTGTTGAAGGTGTGGGAACTAACGAAGGGTTAATTAAATCATCTTTTCAGTTAGTTTCAAGTATTGCCGACTTATGTGCATTATCTAATATCTATTTAACTAGACACAGTGAAAATCTATATGACGCTCTTGACGGTGATATTGATTCTGATAGCGAATGGAAATCATATGTGTTTTTACCTTTATTAGATAATGCTGTTAAAAACAGTAAAATAGAAATGGACGCTATGACTAAACAAGCAGAAGAAGATAAGAAATTAGCACCTAAAGCGGCGGCTTGTAAATGGGTTATTCAAAAACCTGATGGTAGTACAGTTCCTGATGTTGCTGGTTATAGAAAATCAGGTTGGAAGTGTCCTAAAGATGGTGCAACAACTAGTAACACTAAAACAAGTCAA